AGATAACACCAGCGATAGCTACAATAGTAGCTACCATCATGAGGGTTTCACGGTCCATTTGAATCATTATACATTAAATAGAGGTCTTCTTTTTAAGTAATTACACCCATTTGTGTTCTTCCTGGAGTTGGACATTCGTAGGGGCTCCGGGCAAATTGGACGGATTGGTAATGCGTATCTTCACAAGACTTCTGGGTTGGCGCTGTAGGCTGACCAACAAACTTCTCGAGTGTCCTGGATTTAGGATCATACGTCAATACAAATACGATGGCGATGAGGAAAATGAGTTTCCACATGTGTGTGTTATTATTTAGTTAGAATATAAAAGCCCGCCCATGCCATTCTCGATGCGGAGGACATTGTAGTTGACCGCGTAGATGTCATCATTGGAATCCATACGATCGTTCACGATACGAGCGGTATCGAGGCGACTGAAATTGAGGGTACCTGTGGGCTGAATCTTACCAGTCTCAAGGCAGAATGGGTACACGAAGAGTTTCTCAACAGTGGGAGAAGCGACCGCAGAACCGGCGTGTGTGGTGTGGTAGTAGAGGGGTACAGTGTTGAAGTTGGGGTTGGCAAACTTATAGTCAGCAACATCGGTGCCGTTGATCTGAAGCTTAACCTTATTATCGTAGGTACCATCGTCCTTGAGGATATTAACACCAGAGGCGTTAGCAGCCGCGAGGTACTTGATGGGATGGTTGAAGTTGAGCTCCTGGATCTTGGCACGAGAGGCTGTGGCCTTCTGCACCTGGGTGATGATCATGTTTTGGGGGGTAGAGGCGAAGTAATCACGCTCGTTGGTGTCAAGAAACGCGTAGTTCGCGTAGATATCCCACTTCATACTGGAATCAGCCGCCGCAGAACCCCAAGTGATGCGAACCTCCACATCGTGGTACTGGAGGGCAATGAGTGGAAGGGCAGTCTGCCAGTTCTCACAGAAAGCGAAACGGAGAGGGTAGAAGCTCTCGTTGACTGTACCACCGTAGAGACCACCCGCGACGGACTTGGAGGTGGTGGTCGCCGAAAGGGTGGGGGCGATGAGAGTGGTGTAGATAGAGTCCTGCTCATCAATCACTTGACCACCGATAAGAAGTTCAACCTTGGAAATCATCGTAGTCCAATCCGATACGGCTTGGGTCTTGAAACCATTGTTAGGAACAAAGTAAACATAGTTGAGAAGGTCACCCTTACGCTCGAAGCGCACGGTAGACATACCGTTGTTGGAGACGTTACCCTGGATCACTTGACGTTCCACGGTTTGAGAGAAATTAGTATGACGCTTGTAGGTAGAGCGAAAAAAGCTGATTTCGGGCTGACCGACAAGGTGCACATCCTGGGCTCCGACGGCGACGAGTTGGGCAATACCACCAGACATTTTATAATATAGTGAGACTTTATTTTTAAGCTTCGAAGACTTACAAACTGGGATACAATTTGGAAGAAATGGTGGGGAAAAGGGACTTAGATAGCATCTATGCAGGTCTTCATAGTTTTAAGTTTATTATAGAGGAGTTCATAGACGCTTCCTGTGACAGGTGTCTCGGATTCAACTTCGACCTGGATACCCCCAATGTCTCCAGAACCACCCACACGTAGCGCCTGGCTCACCCACATGGTGAAGAGACCTTGGATGATGTACTTGGTAGTGGTCGTGGTCGTGGTCTCCGCTGTTTCGGGATTAGTCTCGTAACTACTGTTCTCCTGCACCCTTTTTTCCACCTTGATACCATTCCCACCCACTGAAGCATACGGGTTAGTAACAGTGAGTCCATTGTTGAGTGTAATCGTTTCGTTGATGATGACACCTATTATTTTAATATATTAAGATGTTATTTTTTAAGTAGTAAAATTCGTATACTAGGAAATTTCTATAAAGTCGGGACTAGCCACAATGGTATGTACACCCCACAAAGGCCGCTGTATGAACGGTGTTCGCTTCATCTGTGATGACACCGTTCGCGTCGAGGTACCTGATATTGTACACCGTCTCTGTTTTGTCAGTGTCCTCCCATTGGATTTGCCCGTGCTCGTCGAGGACGTTCACATATTCTTGGCGCACTTCTTCTATAGTATACTCTGGTAAAGGATTCTTGGAATCTTGGGGGTATTTATGGTAATAGACAATCTCTGTAGTAGATTCATACTCTGATTTTTTCGTCTCATCCAAAGTGGAGTATTCCTCAGTCAATATCTTTTTAATTTCTTCTTTTAAATACCGTGGTGTGTATGTACTTTGCACGTTGGATTCTAATACATTCCATTCATCAACCGATACTACTGTACCATCATTTATACTGGAATATTCTAATTTGTCGTATATAGCAGTTTCATCCACAGATTCATACTCGGTTTTCACATATATGGAACGTTCTTGACTTTTTTTATAATACACGTCTTCTATCGTATCATATTTTTCTTTCGTAATCTCCGATAATGTTTCCTTTACATAATACGTGACATCTTTGAGTTCTTGTTTCACACGTTTTATTATTATATCCCTTGTATTGAAATCACAATCCATGGTAGTTTTAGCGACCGTATAATTGTGTAATACATCATCCTCCTGTTTCATAGCGTATCCATGTACGTTTGAGGATGTTAGATAATCACCCGATTCTATGTTACTATGATTAATTACCCACACTTTACCGGGTCCTTTGGTATCGATGAGAATTTCATTATCGATTGAATATGTATTCGAACTCGATACAACACCATAACATTTCTTATCGAGTGATTGTTTTGTTAAAGAGAGTTTTGGTACATTATTTTTAAATTCATTCGTATCGGCACTTACAAGCATTCCTCTATAATAGTCTACATTGGAGGGTATGATATCACTTACCTGAGTTTTTGACCTTGGCAATTCAGTAACTACTTCCTGAATACTTTTGATTATATACGGAATGAAATAATCATAATCGAGTTCAGCATGTTCTTCACCCCATTTGGAATAATCGGGGTCGTCCCTAGGATCGTCGGATCTTTTGGGTGCCTCTTTGGGTATCTGAGACAAATAACCAGGTTTCACCAGGAACCGAAGTTCTGGAGTATCGTACCACACATCCTGTACTATTACACCCGCGGCGCGTTCATATACATCACTGGTTAACGTGAGTTTTAAATCATAAATTTGAGGTTTTAATTTCATGAGCGTATCGGTAGCGTTTCTTATATACTCCTCATTGTCTTTGAGACGATCATCCGAAGGTGCTGTCATGTCAAACGTTTTATACGTTGAGAATTCACTAGTTGAAGTAGAGGTTAGTTGATATTGTCTAGCCAAAATACTGTTTTTATAAAACATAATAGCGTTAGCCCCACCACCACTACTGTCAGTGTACGTATTGAGTCCAATCACGTCAACATAGCCACCAAAATCATCAAATCCAACCTTAAATTGTCCTGCCCCTATATAGCTGGGACTAAATGTAATGTCCCTAAAATCAGCGTTACGAAAGTAAGAACCGACGCTAACATTGACACCATAAAGAGTACTATTAGTACGAATAGTACCATTCACATCAAGGGCTACACCCGGAGTCACCGTCCCGATGCCGACGTTGCCACCGTTGGGTTGAAGTTGGAGATTATATCCGGCTGCTACCGTACCCGTGCTGTTAGTATAAGAAATAGTCTGTATTGTACTATTACCTGTACCACTAACGGCCATCTGAAATCCATATTCATTACCAGAATTTTCGTCTGGTATATCTGGTTGGTGTCGGTTCATGATACGCAGTCTATCGTTTGTGATACTAGAGGTATAATCGGGTCCGACATGAGTAATATGAAGTTTTGATTTTATATTTGTCCCCCCGATGCCGACGTTGCCGTTAGGTAGGATGGTAACTTTCTCCGTTCCCTGCGTGAAGAATCTGAAACCATGATAACCTGAAAGTTGCATCGCTGCTGCTCCTGTATATGCTGAATGCTCTCTCCACTTCACGCCATAATTTGGCATGGAATCTCCATCGTATGTAAAAGCGTCAGTGATACTGTATCCTAAAGATGATGACCCCAATGAGAGTTGAATATTCCCAACCACATCCAATTTCTGACCTGGATCCGCCGTCCCGATGCCGACGTTGCCGTCGCGGTCTATTACCATTCTCGCAACTGGGGGAATATCATCTGCTGGTTGTGTTTTAAATAATAAACCACCACCATAATTACCTGCGGTGTTATCCTTAAAACCATGTATACTACCCATGGTGCCTTGAGAGTTCGGATCCCCGTCAGACCATCGTTGTGTAAAAACTAAACTCGCACCGATATCTCCCATATCATCTAAACCAGTGAGACTGGAATGGAGTACGAGTTGTGCAACTGGGTTTATTGGGTCGTCTGCATTAGCGAGATCAGACGTAATTTGTAAATTACCAGTTGGATTCGTCGTCCCGATGCCGACTTTATTCCCCACTGAGTCCACGAAGAGGGTGTTCGTATCCACCGCCAAGTTTGAGGAAATCGCAACATCTCCTGAAAAGGCTTGGACATTCGTCTGTGCCATTTATAAGTACCGGACAATTTTTTTAGGAGGCTGGGACGCTCCTAAAAGGGATTTAATATCCAGTAGAAGTTCCACCGATGGTTGAA